CGCTCGGTCCGCTGTAGAGATAGCCGTTCGTGTCCATAATAGTGTAAAACGGGAGGACACCAACCGCAGTTTGCCGCACTATCGATCCCACCACATCTACCGCATCTACCGCAGTATAATTGGTGTTCGCCGTGCCGTCGTAATCCACATAGTATTGCCCCTTCGGGCCTGCGCGGAAGGTTGTGTTTGATCCAGGCAGATATGGACCATTGGTGAGAGCATTGCGATATCCCGTCCATGTTGCCCAATCAATTAGGTTGCTTGCCGCTGGTAGGGGGGCGCCAATACCAATGAGACTGATATTCTCATCCAGATGAAGAGTTCCCCGCGTGATTGCCAGTGTGCTCGTTGACCCCGCGGACACCGTAAGCAAATAATCGAAATCTCCGTTTAATGAATTGGTGTTGAGTTGAGATGGAAGAAAGCTGATCTTCACCAGACCACCTGTAGCCGATGATACTGACCCAGTGCAGGTGACGAGCCATGAGTGATCAGACCCGCTGTAATAAAACAATACCGATGTGGCGCCTGTCAGATTCTTCGGCGTTCCACTTTGCAGATAATGCCAGTACGTATCGGGTGTTGAGCCCTGCATAAAGCTGATGTCTATTGCATGGATGACGCCGGCGCATTCCTGTGTGTAATCCTTCCGCTCGGGGATCTGCGCGAAAGAGCATTCAGCAATTATGAACAGGCTAGCGACTGCCAATGGAAGTTGACGCATATTTATACCCTCTCGTTCGTTCGTCCAGATGTTTGACTAGCATTCTCTTGTACTCCCGTTCTGCTGTTCCGGCTTTCTTAGGGTCTGTCCAATCCTTGCCAGGTTCCTCGCAGAGCTGCCATACGGTTAGCCACACAATCGCCGTGGCCCATCTATCCAAGAACCATTTCGGAAGTGTATCTGAATTCACGTCCGGTCTGAATACCACCTTGGCGTATATCTTTCCGCCTAAGAGAACACCCGTTCCTCCACTCAACCCGTTCAAATATCCGGCACCGCTGATGTCAATTCCACTCGTACCAGCACTGAGATAGCTTATTGTCCCCGATTCACCCCAGAATACGAAATGACCAGTACTTGCCGTATCCTCGACCCATCTCACGAATAGCGTATTGTCCTGTCTGGCTGCCCGTACTGCGGTCTGAATGCGCCAACCCACATCATCCATACTGGTACACGATGCGAAGTTGATTCCCTTAACCATGCTCGTGGTATCCAGCGTCACAGTCAGAGAGCCGTTAGTTATGGCCTGCCAGCCTGAAAGTCCGATGATGCCAGCAGCCCCGCATTGCAAGACCTGGTTATCAAGATCGTGCGGGGGATAGTTGTCCAGAAAGCGAACCCATATTTCATCCCACAGGTCGTACACTTCCTTGTCTTGGACAACGCCGTTGACTGTAACCCATAGAATCTTGTGGATTTGAGCATCATAGGGATGATCCAATAAGTAAAACTCTTGATAGTCGGAGGCCACAATCGGCATGAGTTCTTCATCCCAGAGGTCATGCCTCTCACACAGAGCACGGATACTATCTTTCGCGGCCAAGAGTTTGATTTGGTCGGGTACATCTTTGCCAAGTTCTCTTGTCAGCATTGGGAAAATATCTGTGATCTGCGCGAGTCTCGACATGATATGCCTCTATTTCTTTTGTCCTTCGTGTTGTCGCCGCTCAATATCTTCCCTTGTCGCCTTGTCTCCAGCCGCCTTGAGCGCCAGGTATTCTTCCCTTGTAGCTTCTCCGATGAGCATATACGGGAACTTCAGGACTTCGCCGGCAATCTTCCGACTCTCCCCAGGCTTCTGCTCGTACTTGATCGTTATGGCGTTGTCGGCGCAGATCTTGTACCGTTCCGGGATGATGGTTTCAACATTGCGCGGGATAATGAGTGGCACACAGTTTACGGATAGCATTACGTCGCGCTCCTCTTCCGGGCTGCTCTTTGGCTGGAAACGGACCCTGTAGTACTTCTCGGGTGGTTGTGCTGGTGACTTGGGCGTCTCTTGCTTGGCCTTCGCGTCTTCCAGTGCATCGAGTTCTGCCCGCTTCCTGGCGATTTGATCGTCAACGCTTGCCTGTGCTGGGGGAGGAGTCGGCTGCACGGTCGCCGAAGGCTGTTCCGTCGCGCCCTGCTGAATCTTGAATATGCCGAATCCCTGAATATCCTTGATTGTCGCAGGTCTGACTTCGTACTCATTGACGGCTAATCCACGGCTGGTCAATCCTGACTTGGCCGCATTCTCTGTCGCGTAGGGAGTACCGTCGTTTTTCACTATCACCGCTGGCTCTTGGCTATTTTGCTCTTGGCCTGTTGTCATTGTCATTACCTCTGTTGTTCAAGCAACATCTGAAAGAGGCGCCGCCGTGCTTGGCGACGGCGCCCCGTAGTGCTCATCTTACTGTTACTGACTACACCTTCTCGTCCACGTCGCAGACGGCTTCAAAAGCCTGTATCTCGTCGTTGACATTGATCAGGGTGTACGGAATGATGTGGATACCTTGGGTTGTTGTTTCCCCTATCGGCACCGGAATCATGCTGTACATGCCGCTGATCCTGCGGATGTCCCCGCTCGGGACCGCATGGCTGAGAACGACTTCGCCAGTCGCCCCGCCCGCGCCACCGCTGACCGACTCGATGACACTATTGTACTTCGTGCCATCTGTGGCCTTCTGTACCGTGATCTTCGAGCCTTCGCCGATCCTGCTGCCCGATGCAACGATGTCATCGTTGAAATAGCCGTCGCAGGTCGTCGCGCCATGTTCCAGCGTCCACTTGTTGAGAATGCTGACACCGCCGAAAGTCAGGTCCTTACTGTAGTCGGTATCATCCCAACGCAGATATACTCCGCCGCCATAGGCAACGTCAGTCTGCACGCTTGAATCCAGCACGTCGCCACCGTAGTAAGGCTCGAAGCCTAAACCCTTGGTGAGCGCCGAAATCTGGCGATACGTGCTACCCGTGACCATCGTGAAGCCATCCGCTACTTCGGCTGCCCGGAAGTTGCGCTTCCAGAAGCCTTCGGCGAGATCAGTGTCTTCCAGCGCCATCATGTGAAACTCTGAGGGCACGAAGCCCAGGCAGAGATAACACGCTGCGCCCGTTCCATTGAATGTTCCTCTAACTCTCATTGTTCATTCCTCCTGCTTGTCATTCTGACGCGAACGCCGTTACGCAACGGTGTTGGAACAGGCGACTTCTATGCGCGTCAGCCAGTTCTGGTTAAGAATGCCTGCGGTCTGATAGGTCTTCCAACCCACAGAACCCTTTTGGGCCAACGGCTGATCCGTTGTGGCCTTCGGATTGACAACGTACAACTGAACGCTGTCGAAACCCTGGAGCGGCACTATGGCATAGGCGTCCTGCGCCACCACAATGACCGGGTAAACGTCGCAAGCCACGGCACCACCAGCGGAAGAACCACCATTTGACAGGAAGCTCGTACCGGGTGTTCCAACCGCCAGCCAAGGCTCGAACAGGGAGGACATGATGAACCTCGTGGATTCAACTTTGCCCAACTCGTTCGGCAAACTGGCTTCGTTGTTGGCGTACTTCTCAACCGGGAGGAATCCGGTTATACTGCGGATATCGTCCTTCAGGTCGGAGTGACACAGCGCGAAGAACGCAGGGGCGACAGGTTCCGTGGCGATCTTGGCCGTTGCGGAAACAATCGTACTGATGAATTTCGCCTTGTTTCTCCAGAATGCGCGCTCAACGAGCCGTATTTCCTTGCGGGTTAGCGGTCCATTGACCGATGCGCGGGTTGTGGCTGTGCCCGGATAAACCACATTCGTTCCACCCTTGAGAGATGCGAAGCGAATCAGTTCTATCGTCTCAGCTGCCTGTCTGCCGCATTCCTTCGATGCCCAGTCAAGAATCGCGTCCTCATGCGTATCCTGAATGACATCGGTGATCTGCACATAATCCCCGTACTCTTCCAATGTCATCGTGACATCGGTAAAGGAGATCATCTGGCCGGCAGGAACAACACCTTCCGCCAAGGGCGCTACGGCGCGAGCAAACGGCTCGTACCGGCGATACTTGCGGACCTTCGTCTTGTTCTTGGGCTGACGGTCAATCTGACCGAAACGCTCCAGAACCATGACGTACTGCCCCGCGTCGAGCAGCTTTGCGACTGCCAGCGCGTTCGTCCTCGGACTGATGTCCGAATATGTCGTGTACATGCGTACCTCCATGATTTGCGCTGATGTTGCAAATTGGCTCGGAGGTCACACGACCTGCTGGCACGCATATCAATCAGCAATTCTCTGTTCTCTACTGAAACTCGAACCGGCGATAGACCTTGTTCTTACCGCCAGTCAACCGTTTCAACAACTCCTTACCGCCCTGATGCAGGAGTCTCGTTCTGCATTCCCTGCATTCTACTTCAAATACCGATCCGCTCGTGAAGTGACCCCTTATGATTGGCCGTCCGCATTCCGGGTCCGGGCATTCATAAAGCATCATTTCCACATCATCCGGCAAACTGGCCGTAAACTTCGCCGCCAGCGTCGGATGTAGACTAGCGCCTCTTTGCCGCTGCAAGAGCGTTTGCTTGCTTGTCGAATTCATCCTGGGCGTCTTTCTCATCCTGCGCCGGGTCTCGTTCATGTTCTCCACTTGCGGCTGGCTTTTCCATGCTTGCCGCACCGCGTAGACCATTGCTGTGAGTAGCATCCAAACCCTGTTTTTTCTCCCGCTGCTTTTGGGCCGCCGCCTTGGTCTTCTCCACACCCTGAACGCGATCAAACTCCTTGACGACCTCGATCACATCCTTGGCGGAACCTTCGGAGAACATGCGCTTCTGTAGTGGTGTGGCCTTGTCAATGAACGCCTTGAACTCAGGCGTCTGGATTTTCTCGCCCGCACCAGGCGCACCGCGCTCCACCCGAGACTCAAACAATTCTCCGGCGATCTGGTTTTGGAATGTCTGCAAGTCGGTCTTGGCGACGAAATCGCCCGAGGGACCACTCTTGACGCCTTTTAATGCCTGTGGCATGAGGTGATTGAACAGGGCAAGCACAGCATCAGCAATTTCATCGTACTGGCCGCGGAAGTCCGCAAGGCTCTGTTCTTCGCCTGCCGCATTCTTGAACTTCAGGTCTTTCACCTGGTCGAACGTGAATGGCTTAAACTCAGCAGGCGGCGCTTCGATTTTAGCCGCCATAGGCTCCGCCTTCGGCTTGCTGGCCTGCATGACATCGTACATGTCCAAGATTGCTGCCGACTGTTTCGCATCGCCGCTATCAACCATGTCTTGCAGGTTTTGAGGCAGACCGTTGAGCCACGCCTGAAACTCGGGCGTACTGGCCTTCTGTCTCGCGCCGGGATGCAGTTTCTCAATCTCTGGGAAGATATCCTTTGGCTGTTCCTTGGCCTTTGTGGTATCTTCCGCTTTGGCGTCCTTAGATGCCTTGGCAGCCGCCGTTGCCGCGTCCTTGGCAGCTTTCTCTTCGTCGGTAAGTACCACCTCATCATCGGACTTGACCGGAACCTTTACCTCTTTCCCGTCGTCAGCTTTGACCGCTGGTTTCGCTACTTCCGCATTGAAGATGTCTGCCGCTTCGTCGTGAAACGTCTCCTGTGTTGGCTCTGAGCTTGCCGCTGCGGATTCTGCCGCTGCTGCTTCTGTTGCTTCTGGCATTGTCGTTCCTCCTGTTGAGTTTTCCCGTTTTGTACCCGTCTACTTCTGAGCTGAATCGGAATCCTGCGCCTTCTCGTCCTTTGCGATGGCGAGAGCACGCAACGCTACGCGAGATTCCTTCGGCAGAAAGTCGGTGGCAAAAATCAGTTTGTTCTTGCCATTGACAATCTGCATCTGCTCAACCCCGTTCACTATTACCAGCGACAGGGTGCCGCTAATCTTCTGACTTACGTTCTTTGCCATGATACTCTTCCTTTGCGTTGTTATCTCAATTACTCGACGCCCCCGCTTGTCAGATTGATCGCCTAGTCCCAGCCCGCAAGAACGCCATTTGTGAAATACAAATTAGTAAACGTGGTAGCCGTAAAGCTCCTCGTTTTTCCCGGCGTAATTGTTGGAATCAGGGCAAATGTGTTTGTGGCATTATTGGTGGCAGTCCCCGTAATAATTCCGGTAAACACGAGTCCGCCTTGAGCGTTTAGTCCGCCAGTCATCACCACAGCGCCACTGTTGGTAGAAGCACCGGCATGAGCCTCGCATCCAGCAATGCTCACGTTATTGCTGAACGTAGCTACAGCCGCCACATCCATCTTCCCGCCAACAGTAACGTTGCTTGACAACAGCGCCGTCCTCGTGACGGTGAGGTTTGTATTCACCGTCAGACTGTCCAACACGACCGCCTCAAGACCCGTCACCACGCCCAGCGTAGATGCTTTTGTAACGGTCAGATTGGTGTTGACGGTAAGACTGTTCAGCACAACTTGAGTAAGATCGGTGACTACACCCATCGTTGTGACGCCTGCAATATTCACATTGTTACTTGTAACCATTGCGGCACACACATAGAGTTTTCCGCCTATGGTCAGGTTCGTGTGAAACGTGAACACCACGGCGCTTCCGGTCATGTTCGACATGATCTGCCATACCGCGTTTGTGAATGCATCGTTTGATACGCCGGATGCCACACCTTGATTCAACTGCGCGAAAGTAACACCCAATGCGGTCCCATCTTTGTCTCTGAATATGCAACCACGATCCAGATCGACGTAGTTGTTGAATCTCACCGGGCTTTCAAACGACTCCGCCATCACAACCGAACCCATCACCGCTATCACCAATACTGCGAGCCATGTACGAATCTTCATGTCCTGCTCCTTACTTCGACGCTGATCGTTTTAGAAGTTCTTGGGCCGCGTCCGAGAGCCCCAGCACTTCATCTGCCATCTTATCCATTCCGACGAGAAACCTGACATCCTCTGCGAATACGTCACTGATCTTCGCCTTGTCCCTGATCTGCCTCTGAATGTTTTTCTGGGCAACTCGCAAGACCTTCATCAAAGATTGCACCGCGCCAACGTCGCAGCTCCCCGCGATAAGGCTAATATCACGCTCATCCACGGATTCCAATTTGCCCTGCGTTTCCTTCACGATTCTATTCAAGTCGATGTTCATTGCACCGGCGCTCCTGCTGCGAGTTCAGCGGCGAGTATCTGATCATTCGGGGTCTTCTCTTTAATCATTTCCTGACGAGCCTTGGCGAGATTGGGAGGCTTTGCCGGCTGACTCACCTTCGCCATAGCGAGCGCCTCTTTTACGGTCGCCTCTCGGGATCGTGCATTGGCATCCGAAAGCGCCTTCTTCGAGTCTGCCCTTGCCTTCTCAGCCTGTGCCGCAAGTAAGTCCTGCTTCGCCGGGTCGGGTGTCTCAGGTTGCTTACCCTGTCCTGCCGCCGCAGTCTGCGCCTGTTGTTCGGCTTCCTGTCGCTGTTGGTCTTCCTGCATAATCTGCTGTGCGCTCTTGTGGAAGTCGGAGACATTGATATTCAGACTGCGGGCTATGGCTTCCGCGATCTCCCCAGTATCGTATTCACGCGCAAGCGCACCATTCTGATCTGAGAGTAGTATGGTCAGGAATTGTTTCAACCGTTCGCCAAGCAAGACTTCTTCCTGATACGAGGAGAAACCCTTGATGACAATACGATAGTTGCCCTTCTTGGCTGTGCAGTCTGGGTCTTCCATGTCATATTCATAGATTTCTCTTACGTGCTGCTCTGCAAAGGGGTCCAAGGCTCGGATAATGCAGCCAATGAATTTACTGGCACGTTCTATCAACGTGGAGACTTCATAGGCGGTTTTCTTCGGCGACACTTCAATCCCTTGTGAGAGCTTCGGGATCAGTGATTCCTCGTCAGCCAATCTGAACCCCAATTCAATGAGGGGGGTATAGGACGACATCACATTAGGAATCTCTACCGCTTTGAACGCCTTATTGACATCATCGCACTGAGAAGAACATTTGATGACCATTCCGGGTTCGAGACCTTTCTTTATCTCGTCTGGGTTCTCAATGAGTTCTTCCTTCATCCCGACAATGACATTGCCAGATAGTTTGCCGTTATCCTCTGCGCCCCGGATCGAACCGATTATCAATCCCTCTGCCGGCATTGTAGCCAATGCTATTGAGTCTGGTGCGACTTCATCGGGTATCTCCTGGGGAATGACAACGTAGAATGGCCGCTGCTCATTCGTGCTACGCCCGTATCGGACTATGCGGTTCTTGGCTATGCTGACAAGGACTTCCATCCATGACAAGGGTTCCGTTGGATCGGGCAACTCTTCGGGAACGTCGTTACCCTCAACATCCTGGACCGGCAATCCGCGGGCTCGTAAATCAGCCTCAAATGTCAATACAGCCTGACGAGGTGCCCGACACCATGCCTCCATGAACTCGATGTTGTTAAACCTATGTATGAGTTCACGCAGGCCAGGACTGATGCTATTCGGGTCTTTGACGTTGGTGGCCGCTGATTGCTTTTGAAGATAGTCCTCATTGCTGGCCGCGATTACGGCGTCAATCTCGCTGTCGATGTACAGTGGCTTGCCTTTAAAGCCTACCAAAGTGAATGGGCTGATAAGTCGGCGCTGAATCTCGCCCTGCCCCTTGCGCGGCCCGTTCTCCAAGTCCCAGAACATTTCCCAAGGCGATACACGTTCGCGGGCTGGGACGATTTCTGACAGTTGTTTCTTCTGCCATACAGCTTGAGCCTGATCCTGCGAGACATTCTCGAACTCGGAATCCTCGCGCTCAATCCTAATCTTTTTTTGCCAGCCCATGCCTAGAATGCCAAGATCAAATAGCATCTTCGTATATTCCCCTATGGCGCCGCCCTTTACGAGTTGCTCATCCATGTATCGCTGAAAGTTCTCCGTGTCAGTCTCAATGAGTTCCTTGACGGACTTCTCCATCTGTTGCATCTGATCTTTCGTGCCGGAACTTTCATCCAACTTGTAGGGCAATTTGCCAGTTTTGAAATACTGGTCCGCGACCAGCGCCACCATGCTTATGACCTTCTGTCGGACAATACCTATATAAGTCTTGCTGCGCCAGCCCTTACCCTCGTTCTCACCTTTCCATTCGTGCTTGTAGATCTTTCGGAAAGCATCCCGGCATTTGTTCCACGTATCTTCGATGAGGGATTTGCGATTGGCGGAGAATTGGGTGAAGAGTGTGTCTTGAACATAAAGACGAAGATCGGTTTGCTGGCCTTGCAAAGTCGGACTCTGTAGCGGTGTCGCAGCGTCAGCCATCGTAAAAACGTCTTTCCGCCAGAGAAGCCGACAAAGAAAAAGGACGGTCATCAGTTCTGGCTGCCAGATGCCGTCCTTCTTCTCGCTCGGACTGGAGAGCTTACCTCCAAGCCGGTCGGTGATGCGTTATCAGTGAAATCAGTTCATACTTGCCTCAGTGTTTCAATCCACGCCGGACGTTCGGCGACTCACACTTCATTTTGGCGGGAACATATTCTTTAGATTGCGAAATGTCAAGACGGAAAACAATGCCCTACTGGAAACAGTGTGCCGAGCGGTTTACAAACTTACGGATTCCTCAGACTTGAGCCCCGAACCTTCTTGTCCATCTTCAACATCTCGGGTCTCGACATATTCATGGCCTTGCGCGGCATTGCGCCTTTGTCCATGTTCATGCCCATGCCCTGCTGCATTAGATTCTCACGTCGTGCCTGGTTGCTCTGTTTCTTTGCCATGTTGTCGCTCCTGTGCTGTGTTGTCCATTTGTTTCAACAGATCGTATTTGATGTGCTCCAACAACGCTACTGCCTGCATTATCGAAAGCCCTGAGTTGAAGAATACCGTATCATACTTGCCGTCTACATCCCACAAGAAAATCGTGATCGCCTTGTCAGGTGGATTATCCTTGTAGGTCTCCATTGCTCTGCGGATCATTGTGGCGCTGTCCCAATCCTTAGCGTTGGGCCTAATAGCAAGTTGCGGCATGTCGCCGTCAATCACAAGGGACACCGGAGTTGAATTCGGCTGATGCGTTTCAAAGGTTTCTTGCTCGGACGTAATCTCTTTCACGAAGCCGAAGTCAATCGCCGTCAGAGTGTCAGCGTCGGGCTTCATCACTTGCAATCGTTTCCCCTGGCTCGCGTGAGCTATCTCTCCCTTGTAGAAGAAGTCGAAATCCCGCAAGACTTCTACTGTGACTGGTAGTCCGATGATCATGGTGCCTCGGCTTGTTGTAGTCCTGATACTGATAGATCAGAATGCGGATTATGAGTAGCAATGCCAAGCTCATATTGTATCCGTTGTTGGGACCTCTTCGCGCTTCTCGGCCTGCTCCATCTTCGCCACAAGCTGACTGTCCGGCGCATGGTCGGCCTTAACCATGAAGTTGCCCTTCTCGTCCTTGATCGTGAACCGGCTCGTCTGCCCAATGATGCGAGAGAGATCCCGGAACAGGCGAATGCGTAGAGGCTTTAGAAATAGCCCAATGAGGGTCATACTGAATGTGCTATGCAACGACTCAACGATAGCCTCAATGCGTTCCAGCGCATTCAGCGCCGATACGTTTATCCGGCCTAAGTTGTTGTTCTGTTGCAGCACGAAGTTGATCTGCTGTTCAAGTGCCGTACAGTACTGCCGGAGTTCTTTGTTGCTCACGCGGTGGCGTTCACCGGGCTTGAGGGGAGGCGGAGGATCAGCAGGCTTAAGAACGTCATCAGGCATGTGAAGAGGTTCACCCCGGCTCTCAACGGGTTTATCCTCGCTCTTACCGCCGCGCAATATCTTGCCTAACCATTTCATGTCTTGACCCTTTCATTGTCTAACCTATGCAACTCTTTGACGTTACATATAAACGGAGTCTTGTAAGCCTCTTCGCACATCTCGTCATTGATAATACATTTCTCTCTGAGACTCGACAGTAATTCATCCGTGTCTTTGTAAATGGAGCGATACGCATGTTTTGTAGTTTGCGGGGAGTTCTGATATGCGTAGTACCAACGGAGAAGCAAGGGGAGAAGGTTCTGCATCTCCTTGCGATCTTGCGCGGCGTCAGCATGTTGTATCGCAATGAACGCAGGGAGAATCGGCGTTGCTTTATTGTGACACATTATCTCGCCCTCCAAGGATGTCTGTCCAACCCTACGACTAAATTCTGAGCCGCCCGAATCGGAGGCAGAAACATCGGCTTCCCAGATTGCACGCTGGCATCGTAGCGTTCCAACGCCTTATGAAATGCGCCGCCCATGTTATAGATAAGCCTATCAGTTCCAATCCAAGTGACAAGCGCATTCCGCATCTGGTCATCATCAGCGTGGACTTCGACAAAGTGCGGCTTCGGGACAATCATCACTGACTTGCTGACCTGCATTATCCAGACGCGATGCTGTTCCGGCTGTTCCCTGTAGAAGAACGTGTCGCAACAATACCGCACCCTCACATCCCCGAGCCATTGACAGAGCCCCACAAGTTCAATATGGTTCGTTCCGTCTTGAAAGTAGTGATCAATGCACTTGAATGTTGTCTCCGAGAACAGAAACATCTTGCCGGTTTTGACGTTTAGAGCCCCCACGCAGGCATAGCCCTGAACATCAGGCCCGGCTTCCGTTATCACCTCTTCCGGCCAGCGTATGCCGCCGCGTACATAGTACTCAGCGTTGTAGGTACGGTCGTCGAAGTACAACTGTACCGTCTTGCGGTCGGGGCGATACTGGCAGATTGTGGGAGTGGGAATCATGGGTTAACAACGTCCTCAATGTCCTTTTCCAACGCCTCAACCCGCCTCCTGAGTCCCGTCACATCAGCACCGCGCTCTCGGGATGCCTGAACTCGCTTACACACACTCTTGATGTAGTTCAGTTCTTCCGTGACGTTCGTCAGGTACTCTTCCAGCGTTCCGAAGAGCTGAATGAGATAGGCCATTATAGCCACCTCGCCAACCGCCAGCAACGATATCGCAATCAATATCCAAATCATTATTACTTGAGCATCCTTTCTATTGAATCCCTGCCCATGAACGTCTTTAACTTCTGCCGAAAGATCACGACTCCATACGTGTCAATCAGCCTGAACATCTTCTCAGTGCGCTTGCATTGCCGCATGTCCTGGTCGAGCATCGTCAACGCATCGGCCATAGCGAGGTCCATTGTTCGTGGTGGTTCAACGCGGTCCAAGGGCCTTGACAGTTCCCATATCATCGCCAGTGCCGACATGAGTTGAGACTCGATTACTGTACGCCTCGGGTCTTTGGCCGGCAAGTCCTTGCAGTAGTAGCTTGCCATTCTCTGCATTGGTTCGTTGGTCTGAGCCATCTTGAGGATTCTGGTCTTCATTGCGTCGTCGTAGACTTTCATCTTGCCCCCCTCCCTGATAGTCCTGATGCCATGCCGCGCTTGCCGAAGACGTGACCCTGGGCACATTCTTGAACCGCATCAGCGGCGTGCGTCTCTGGCCCTCGATACGGGTCGCGCAACCACGTAGCATGTTTATCGTCCCACTGATGGCGATACGCCTCAAGATACGTAATTCCCTCAACGCAATGTGATTCATCGAACCAGCAATAACGGAGAAGTTTCCGCACGGCATTAATCGAATCCATCTTGTCTTGAACTCGCTGAATAATCTCAAACCGGATACCATCTGACAGGGCTTGCTCCCACCGGGTTTTACCCGAGTACTCGCTGACCTTTATGTCATGCGGTGCGTAGTGAGAGCCATATTTGTATCCGCGTTCATCCAAGACTTTGCGCCAATGCGAAAACCCTTTGTGATGATTCTCGGTGTAGTCAATGAAGTGGAGTTCATTCCCGATTGTCTGAGTGAACCAGATTGACGTTGCGTCGTCCTGCCCCAAATCCCACCAAGTGTCAACCGGAAGTCCAGGCTGATACGCGACAACGCCAATGCGCCCTTCCTTGCGGCACTCCATGAGTTCGTCTGCCCAATAAGCACCCTTGTTGCTGGCTTCAAAGGCTTCGTCGGGTGTTGACGGATACTCGGACAAGATGTCGTCGCCAAGAGTTTGCTTCTTTGCGGCATACCAAGCACGCTGTTCCGGCGCCAGCTTCACCTTGGTCTTGATCTCAACGTCATTGAAATACTTGTTCAGCTTCGCAGGGATCGTCACAAAGGACGGGTCAAGCACATACTCAGGGCAGTCGAACCATGAGAAGAAAAAGAACTTGAACTCCAAGGGTGACAGCGGCTTGGAACTTGCGGCCCGTTTCATTGCCGTCTGGCAGTAGTTGTAGAACTCGCCGGCGCGACCTTTCCCTGTGGCCTCCATGAAGACAAAACCATCTATCGGCACAGTCTCAATGCTGCCGGTCTTGATCTCGTTCGCCTTGTCTGGATGCGCGACGGATACAATGCCGTACTCCGAGACATGTAGATTCTGATATGTTCCAGCCCTCAAGGAGATTCCCGCGGTCAACCTTGACCCATTCGACAACTGCAACTCATTCTTATTGTCAACGATTGGTTCTAAGGTTTGCTGCATGGCCTTGGGCAGATTCTCGTAAGGGAACTTCACTTTGCGTCTGAATAAATCCTCGGCAAAGAAGTCTGAGCGTTCAGTAATGCCGCATTCAATGCCTCCATTCGCAATGGCACAATCCAGCAGGAAGATGTCAACGCCTGTTGAGATACCAAGCTGCCTCGCTTTGAGGATCAGGTTTCGATTGTGGAGCCCCGAGAACAGCTTTTCTTGCGCCCAGTTGTTGCGATACCGTACCCGCTTGCCGGCCTTGTCCTGGATGTAGTACAGATTATTCATGCGCCAGGGCTGCGACAACAACTGCTCTTGAGATGCAAGTCCGCGTATCATCTGCGCTTCTTCCCCTTGCGTGAGGGTCCGTACCATTCACCGGCACCATTGTTAATCTCATCCAGAACGGCCTTGAGAGTGTCGGTGGTAACGTCCACCTTCTGAGGCGCGTCGTAACCCATCAGCTTCGACAAGGCTTGAACCGCTGTAACCTTGGATTCAAGTTCGATCTCATCAAACTGTTTCTCAACGATCACCTCTGAGTCGCCCCCCCCATTCTTCTCAGTCTGAATCCTGGTCTTGACCTTCTTCAATGCCTCTTGGTTCAACGTCTCTGGCCCGATGTCATGGAACCAGACGCCATCAGCCGACATGGTGAGAAAGTCAGAATGCTTGGTTTTACAGATGCGCGTCAACATTTCAGCGCATTCCTGCTTGGTCATAATGGTTGATTTCGCAATTTTCGCCTGAAGCCAAGCTAATCTACTGGCAACTCGATCTTTCTTAACCAAACGTGAAGCGTTATTTTCAACACCTTTCCCAGTGCTACTGAAACCAGCCGCTTGATACGCTTGAGTTTGAGTCATTTTGCCTGAAAATACATTCTGAATAAAGGCTTCATACTTGGCGGGACGGAGGGGCTTACTCGGGTCAACTGGCGGTCTAATACTCATCTTGCTCTGCCCTCACTGGTTTGGGTCTGGCGATTTCTTGATCTTCTGCGGGACATTATGCACAGAAGAGGGCGCAAGTCAAGACTTGATGCTCCCACTGTGAACGGCGGGATTGCGGCGCGGCGCTCCGTTCACTGTTCTATGTTTGCGCCTTGGGCATTCCGGCCATTCGCACCCAATCCAGTCGCCGGGCTTTAATCCGTGAGCCTTGAAGTACACCTTTCGGTTTTGGGCTTTGACTGACACCACATAGTTTATCCCGTCTGCCCTAAACATGGCGCACCATCGTTTGAATTCCTTCTGCTTCTTCATTTCTTCGTACCTTTCACTCTCTCGCCCTTTATATAACGATGTTTTCCGCAGTCAACGCACACGTCCTCAAACCATGCAACCGCAAACGTGACTACATACCAGTTGTGTTTATGTCTGCCAACAATCCGCCGCACCTTACGGGCGACCCGTATCGTTTTCGTCTCAGCCATTTTGTCCTTTCCCCGCCCGAAGGTGAGCGGTATCGTTGGCAAGTGCATCCATAATCATGTCCGCATCATCACCGCGTGAACACATTGCAATCACTCTGTCGCGATCCAGCGCGTCAATGATCCACCAATTGCCCATTGCGATTTTTGACTTATATCGTTGCTTGCCAACCAGAGAGTCGAGGCGACGGCTTGATAGCTGCGCCGCACGCTGGACAAGCATCAACATCATTGACAATTTTCATTTTGCATTTACGACATACTTTCATCTTTCACCTCTCGCAGAACAATGGCAGTCCCCCTTCTCCCGCTGACACTCATAACAATACCCGCACCGTGGACACTTCGTCGGCAATTCGTCTGCCGGAAAACGATCAACGTAATCACAGTCTCGGCCTCGACAGATGATGGTGCGGGATTCCTGGGTGCTCATAGATCGTCCTCTGGGCCAATGTCGCGGGCCATCGGAATGCCTGCCCGTCTGCGATACAACTGGTGTACCGCTTTGAGTAAATCCGGGTGGCAGTGTTTATCGTTACCCCGGCTCCTGTCCGAATCCTGCCTTTTGCTGCACATGCACGGCACGGACCCATTGCCGTGAACCAGTACGCCTTCGCTGTCGAGCCGCACACTCGACAGGATAACCTTACCTTCCTCGCTGGTCTCCCAGGCAGCGACCAACAAGCCGGACCCGTTACAGAATCCACAATCTGCCGCTGGAGCCTCAAAGTCTTTCCTGAGTGCCTCTTGATATTTACGGTGACTCCGAATGCCTTTGAGCAGATCCCGGAGCGTCGGACGGCGCGAAAAGTCCTCCTTGTCGGCCATGTGTTTGACCACTGCGCTCAATTCTCGGTCGCCAAGCATCTTGAATCCCCATTCGCGGGATAGTATTGTCAACCACTCCTGAGCCGTCTCTTCTGACAATTCGTAGAAGTATTGCGTAAACTCATTGTGCCATGCCATAAACAAGTCCTTTCGGTTTTGAGGTCCGCGCATGATCGAGTAAAGCATTCCATTTCTTCAGACAAGCTCCCGCGCTGCGGGGCAGAAACTCTTTGGGCGCTTTGTCTCCAGGGCGAGGCAACGCCTTCTTGGTGCGAATCCAATATTCGTCGAGTTCTTGGATTTCGGCGAGGATATTCTTGTGTCCTGCAATCGTCACTATGTCGTGCATCTCGTAACCGGTCCAATGATCGTACTTGGTGCGGCAGTAAGTTGCCTGCAACCACGATTCCAGGGCCTCTAGGTGCCCCGCCGGTATTTCCTCCTTTTTTGTTGTTGATTGAATATCTGAACTATTATCTGATTGTGATATTGAGTGTGAAGATTCAAGGTTATAGTCGAGCTGTAACAGAGCTTTAACTGTGTTAGCCGTTTGATACCTTGATTTCATGCCCTTTTTGCCAGCATTTGATCTACTTTCCCGGAATTGATCTTGTCGAATCTTCTCGTGAAGCAGTCTTTCGTTAAACAACCGAGAGCCCTTCTTTTTGAAACATTCAAGTATTTCTGTTTTACATGAAATCCATCTCTTGTTTAATCGGGACCATGCAGCCAATTTCTTTTCGTCATTTGGCAACATACAATCTTCTTGATTCCATGCGTGCGCGAGAAGATGTATATATCCACCCTCTTGTTCTGGACTCATAGCGGTAACCTTTGCGGACGCCAGCCAGTTATTTACGTAAAACGGGAAACTTGGTGACTTCATAATTCTATTCCATCATCTGAAGCGACAATACGGGAGACTGCTTCATCTGCCAACGAGGATCGCGTAACTGTGAACTGTAGTTACTCATTTGACCTCTCCTAAAAAGAGAACCCCCACGTCTGGAAACTGCTATCGTGCGATAGAGAGTTGCCGGAAATCCGGCTCGCAGGGGTTCAGATTAAATCGTTTTACAGTTTCCATGTCCGCATCTAATCACATCCCCGCCGCTCCCGTCAACAAGAATCTTTGGGCATCACCTTCTCGCAAATATCCCATATTCTCCTGACGTGCATCAGGTATGTCCTAATAACAACGCCGCGTTCAGCCTCGCGCCAACCTCAAAGCCGTGCCGCCAATGGTGGAGGTGGGGAGAGTCGAACTCCCGTCCAATGATAGTTCATAGAGGATTCTACGCGCATATCCGGTTTGAGTCCGGCAACTGGGGACGACGGTTTCCCGTCGGCCTTCCACCATGCGGATTACGATCCCGCCAAACGTACTGCGGCGTCCAGTGCGAGTCGTACTGCGGGTTACAGGAGTCTCTCTCACCCGGTTCCTAGACGGTCTAAGCCGCCAGTTTGTCAGAATAGGCTTCTGAACTTGTAATCGGTTTGATAACGGGGCCAACCGATCAACCCCGACGCGCCTCTCTCTGATCCCTGTCACTGTCGAATCCATTTCACCCCCGTAAATCTAAAGGTTCCTCCCCAACCACAAGGCCAATTTCGCCGCCGCCTTGTCGTCATCAGCGTAGTCATCTGCCGTCAGCATATCCGCCCTGCAAAATGCCTCAGTCTTATGTCGCGCAATGGCTATCCGCGCAATCAGAAAGTCAATGCGCTCACCCGGTGACTTGTCGGCAAGCCCGGCGAGGAGAATCGCGGCTCGTTCCTCTGGCGTACGTTGTGATTGCGGAAGATCCATGTTATTACTCATCCTCTTGGTGCGGCACAAGTTTGGCGTTTTCCTTATCCCCATACACCTGATCAAGATTGGACCGACCCAGATAATGCAGAAGGCCGGTGCGAATCACATCAGCAACGGACCGTTTTGCCCAGCCGTGATCCATCGCTTCTTGATTGCGCTTAACTACGGCATTCCAGATTGCCGGATCAATCCGTACAGTTCTTATCGGTGTATCCATTACACAAACCCCGCCAGCATCCTCCCAATCCCCGTCCGCCCCATCGGCCTCAAACTCAACTCCCTCTCATCCTGCGTCACCCTGGCCCGTCCCTCCCGGTCCCCATTGTCCATCCACCTCAGCACAATCCGTGTCATAGGCCTTCTGCTGTCCCGAATCACAATCTCCGTCACCCGATCCTCCCGCACCGGCTCGTCCACACTCGCTTGCCGCGCCTTAGCCCAGCGCCTTTCAACTCGCCCGCTCTGCGCCTCGGAAAACTCCTTGCGCTGCTTGGCGTTTCTCTTCCCACGGTATCGCCAGTTAGTGTGCGTCATCGCTCAATACCTTGTTGGCAGAAT